TAGCAGGTACTTTGCTTGAAAGAAAAGAGTCAATCAATAAGTTATTGTCAACAAATGTCAATAATCACACTGAGAAAAAAGGCAATTTGACATATCTTTCATGGGCGTGGGCATGGGCAGAAGCACTTAAAGCTGATGAAGATGCCACCTACAAAGTTGAAATGTTTGGCGACAAGTGTTACATGGACATAAACGGCACTGCAATGGTGTTCGTCACAGTCACAATGTTCCGCAAATCAGTGACTTGCCAGCTTCCAGTAATGGACTTCCGAAACAAAGCAATCCTCAATCCTGACGCATTTGCGGTCAACACTGCCATCATGCGTTGCATGACCAAAGCGTTGTCTTTGCATGGCTTGGGCTTGTATATCTATGCCGGAGAAGACTTGCCTGAAGGTGAGGGTTCAGACATAGATGTAGGAACGATGATTGACCATTTGGCGGCTATTGAAGCGGCATCCACCATTGAGGAGTTGAAGAATGTTTACACCACTGCTTACAGTGCTTGCGGTTCTGATAAGGCTTGGCAGAAAAAAGTGATTGATGCTAAAGAAAAGCGTAAAGGAGAGTTGAAATGAACAACCCACCAGCATTTCCAGTTCAAAGCGTTTACATAGAAGACCAAGAAACAAATTCAAGAGGCATGACCTTGCGTGATTACTTTGCGGCAAAGGCACTACAAGTCTTTTACAAAGATTTGGTTGGTGATGAATCCACACACCCAGACTCCGTTGCGTACTGGTGCTACCTCATGGCAGACGCAATGTTGAAAGCGAGGGAAGCATGAGCGATATTGAACAAGGCACACCTGAGTGGTTTGCACAGCGTTGTGGTAAGGCTACAGCATCTCGTATCTCGGACATTGTTTCCAAGACAAAGACAGGATACAGCGCAAGCAGAGCAAACTACATGGCACAGTTGGTAGTCGAGCGCATGACGCAGACTATTGCTGATTCCTACTCAAATGTTGCAATGGAATGGGGAACTGAGAACGAACCCTTTGCCAGAGCCGCATACGAGATCAAAACAGGCAATACAGTCGATCAGGTAGGGTCTATTGACCACCCAACCATCCCCATGTCTTCTGCCTCTCCTGATGGTCTTATTGGCAATTGGGGATGCTTAGAGATCAAATGCCCCAACACTTCCACGCATATCGAAACTCTCTTAGGTGCTGAACCTGTCAAGAAGTATTACGATCAAATGCAGTGGCAAATGGCTTGTACGAACAGAAGTTGGTGCGATTTCGTGAGTTTCGACCCACGAATGCCAGCGCACCTTCAACTGTTTGTCAAAAGAATCGAGCGCAATGATGTCTATATTGCAGAACTCGAAAGTGAAGTTATCCAGTTTCTTGCGGAAGTGGATGACAAGGTTAAAAAACTCAATGAAATTAAGGTGTAAACATGGAACAGCGTGATAATTCTGGGGTGATGTTCAAAAATGATAAGCGTGAGAAAGAATCCCATCCTCATTACAAAGGGAACATTCGGGTTGATGGTCAGGATTATTGGCTATCAGCATGGATTAAAGAGGGCAAGAATGGCAAGTTCATGGGACTAGCTGTCAGCCCCAAGGAAGATCAACCAAGCCAGCCTCAAAGCAAACCTAAAGCTAAGATTGAGGACATGGATGATGGAATTCCCTTTTAATTAGAACGGAGGGGAAAGCGTAAGTGAGTACCCACTAACTTAACAGGAGTGAATGATGACTAGATTAGATGACATCCATTTTGGAGATGAAGTGAAAAGATTTTTTGACTTGCCTATCTTCAACAGGGTTAGGAATTCAGACCCTATCACCAGTTACGAGTCAGCAGACTTAGCCAAAGACTTGGCATCCAAGCATTTCAGCATGATTGTGGACACTTTAAAGGCTCATGGTGCGCTTGGAAAGGATGGCATAGCCAGACTTAGCGGCTTAGACTCAAATCAGGTTGCAAGGCGTTTAAATGAGTTGTCCAAAATGGACTTGATTGAGTTGACAGGGCGTACAGTTAAGTCAAAATCAGGGCGCAACGAGAGAGAATGGGCGGTGAAAAATGTTAGCTAACATACTTAACATAATTCTGCTTATGGTGATAGGTGGAGCAGTCCTCATCATTGGTATATGGGTCATACTCCACCTATTTGACGACTCAAGCCATTAAGACATCAATGGCGTGTTGAGTTCTGGCAACCCTGTCATCCAATCCATGCGTACCACCATTGATACGCTTTGTCAGGGTTGTCATGTCATTGGCATCAGCAAACTGATTCAGCTTGTTCTTATCCCAAAACCAGCCAGCAGACAAAGCCGCATACTGAGGGCTAGATACCAAATCAGGGTTTTCCACTAGGTCAACACCCAAAGCCTCTCCACAAGCTCTGTAGTTGTCTTTGCCTGTCAACTGAATCAAACCCCTGCCACGATACTTAAATCCATCTCCAGAGGCTTCATCACCATTTCCCATGCGGTCAGCATAGACCTTGTTGGCAATCTTCTCAGGATTGCGGTGATAAGGTTGCGCCACATCCAAACTAGGGAAACGCTTAGGCCAAACCTTAGTCAAGCCTTCAGCAGAATAGTTCAGGTTTTCTTTGAGAGCAGTGAATCCACCGCTTTCGTGAGCACATTGCCCCAAGAAACAAGCCTGTCTTTCAGGCGTTGAAATATCGAACCGATCAAAAGTTTCATTGATTGCATCTATCCACTCCTCTGCCTTGATAGGCGTTATCTTTAATGCTTGGGCTAACTGTTCACTGTTCATTTGCTCTCCTTCTGGTTAATCATTTCTCTGACTTGGTTGTAGGTGGCGATACAGGCGTTAAGTTTTCTGGCTGTGAGGTCGGCTTCGTCTGCGATGGCGAGAATAGCTCTAGAAGTCTCTGGCTGAAGTTCGGCTGTTGGGGGGTCAGATCGCTCGGCAATGGGGGCATCTGAGGTGGCTGATAAGGTTGGGCAGGAGGGCGTTTTGACAGGAATCCGCAACTTGAGAGCACCAGAGTCAATGTCAGAATTCCGCTTTTGAATAACAATTTTTGCATTGCTGTTTGCCTTTACCAGTTCATTTGCTTGATTTTGTACCGCTGTCACCAGTGCCTGTTCCTTTTGCCTAGCTTCTTGGTTAAGTCGGGCAATCTCCATTTGCTGTTTGGCAAACTCATCTTGCCCACCCTTGTAATAACCACCACCAAAGCTACTCAGAATCGCCAAAACGATGCCCAAAAGCACCCAAGGATTCAGTAAACTCATTCTTTGGCTTCCAACTTTGGCTCATCACCATCGTCTGACTGAGCCTTGGCAATAGCCTTGGCACTGGCTGAAACAGCAGAACGACCAGCCACGCCACCCAAAACACCAGTGACAAACACCATAATGGTGCTGATTTGCTGTGTATAAACCTTATCAATCGGAGCCATGCCTGACATGGGCTGAGTTACATAGGTCACAGAGTACAAGAACATACCCATAGAACCTACCAAAACAATCAAAAGAGCAAGAATCACCATTGCCCAAATTCTGACCTCAATTTCTTCAGCAGTCATGCGAGAGTTTTTGTTCATTACAACTGTAGGCATTATTTTTTCTCCACTTCAGGTTTAACAAGTTGCTCAGGACAAGTCCCAGTGGCAACGCAAATAGGATGTTTACACTCCTGATTTTCCCAATTTTGAGGGTCTTGGCAAGGATACCTAAAACGATCTTGGCATCCAACCAACAACACAAGAGCAATACAACAAAGCAATCTCATTTCTCTTTCTCCCTCTCTTTTTGTTCAACCTGTCTTCTCAACTTCTCAACCTTTTCAATTTGCGCCTTAGAGTCATTTTTAACTTCAAGAATGTCAAGATAAAGAAAAGCCATCAAAGGCAACAATAAAGCAATCAGTACGCAAGCCGCAATCCAGCCCATTACTTCTTCCCCCAATGGCTTACGAACACGAACCACATCCACAGGTAAAGGAGGAATATAGAAGTCGCTACCATTGCCCCTAGCTTTGCTTGTAGGTTTCTTTCCTCCTCTTTGCGTAGCCATGTTTCTTGCCTCTTTTTCGCTTCTTCTCTTAACCTTGCCTGAGTTTGCTCCTCCTCGATCTTATCCTTCATGCTGAAGACTTCTGAGTACAGTGCGCCCATCTCAGGAGGGCTTTGATACACCATGCACTCACGAATCTGCACCACTAACCTATCCATCTCCTGCTGTGCCATCACCCTCTTGAGAGCCGCTTCCATGTGGTTTTGGTCAGGGTCATAGACTGTCAGACTCTTTTCTTCTTCCTCTCTGATGTGTGCCGCTAACTGCTCTTGAAGCCTGAAAAACTCAGTCAGATTCTTGACAATATCAACTTTTACTTGGGTTTCGTCAACGGCAACAAATTGTTCTTTCTTTTTCGCCACAGGCTTTGTGGCTTTTGTTGAGACTGACTTTGGTTTTTGTCCAAAAATTGAGAGAAGTTTTCCCCAAAATCCTCTGACTTCTTTTCCAATGGCAATGACTTCATCAGCAGTCTTTTTGACTTCAACAAAAGACTCTTTTGCTTGCTTGTAGAGGTCACAGCCAGCCTGAATCTGTTTGACCAGACCAGCCGCCATGAAACAGATGGTAATAGGGTCAATTTTTTACTCCACTTCGTATCCACGAGCTTTCAACAAATCCCTTATCTCTTGCAAACCCTGTTGTTCCATTGTTGGTTGAGCAGGTATTTCACTTGGCATTTCAGGAGGAGTAGTTTCCATCATTGCACCACCTCTTGCGCCCAAAATAGCCGCACCTTTAGAAAGTGTTGCTAAAGCGTCTGTAACTTTCTTTGTCAAATTTTTAGAAGTAGACAAGTCAACCATTGCTTGACGATAGTTTGGATTGAAAATTACATCAGCAAAATCCGATGGATTTGCAACCAATTCACGCAAAAATGGGATTGCTTCTTTTAATGCCAAACGAACTTGTGCGCTACCACCTGCCGCACCACCTAAAGCATAGGCTTCAGCACCAGTAATTCCAGCCATTTGAGGAGATTCGCTTGACAAAACTCGTTGCATCCAATTCATAGCCAACTTAGCTTGATTCAAGTCAGTTTGATTTGGAAACAGATCAGCAAATTCACTGCCTTTTTTATTCAATTCAGTCAAAGCTGTCTTAATGCTAAAAGTTGGATCTGTTGCCGCACCACCTTTGACTTGAGCAGAACTCAAAACATCATCAAATTTTGCTCTGCGAATTGAATTCAAAACCTCAGTAACTTGAGGATTTGGATTGTTTTGCATTACCTCAATCAAAAACTGTCGTTGTGATGGAGGCATATTTTTCAAATCCCTCATTACATCTTCAAAAACAAGATCAGTTACATTGCCAACATCAAAAGCCTTTGTCAATGGTCTATTAGAAAACTGCTCTATTTTTGCCAAATTGTCTTTAAATTTATCTCTTGCAATTTTTAGCTTATCAGCACCGGGAACACCTTGTTGAATAGCGTCATCTAATGCTTGTCTATATCCATTCAAAACAGTTTTAGCAATTCCTTTTGCTTGTCCGGGCGCAACACCTTCAAAAATATTTCCTGCACCAAAATTAGCACTTCCAGAAAACGATGCCTCACCCCATGCAGATAAATTTTTCTGTAATCTATCAATAGAAATTGGCTGAACAGTTTTTTGTCCTGTAATTGGGTCTACAGTAGTGTACTCATCAATAATTTTTTGTAAATTATTTCTTAATCCAGCTATTGATGGAGTTTCAGCAGGAAGTGCTTGTAACACAGAATCAATTGATGAAACAAGTTTACTTGTATCAATCATTCCACCAGCAGATTTAGCCGCATTGAAGTCTGTTCTAGCATCAGATCTCAATTTAGAAGTCAAAGAATTACCATAATTATTAAATGAATTAACAACTGCTTGTGTTGTTTCTGCTGGATTAAGCGTCTTACCACTTGCCCTATTAAACAAGTTTGTTAAATAAGATTCAATATCTCTGGCTTGTGCCTGTCTAAATTCAATAGGCTTTTGACCTGATGATGGAGATCTTTCAACAGCCGCTTCTGTAGACAATTGAGTGCGACTTAATCCCAACTCACCCGGAGTCAAACGACCAACTTGCGACAATGCTTGAGTGTCAGCAACAGATGGGAATGTTCCTTCAGGCTTAGTAACAACTTTACCAAGTTGTCTAACTCCACCTTTAAGAACATAAGGAGTAGATTGCAATGTCAATTGTGCTAAAGGACTTTCAGGAGCAACTTGTTGAGCAAATAAACCTGTAGTTCCTGCAACTCCAAACTCACCAGCAACACCTAAAGGAGTTCTGCTAAACAATCCCGGCACACCAACACCTGTAAACAATGCCGCTGGAGCACCTGCTTGCGTAAATTCATAAGCACCACGATAACCGGGTATTGATTGAAGATTTATACCAGTAAGTCTGTTGATTGCTTGTTTGATTCCAGTTCCTGAGAAAGCATTTGGATCCTTACTTTCTTTAAGGTAATCGTATAAGTTACCCCATCCACCAACAATGTCAATTATTCCACTAGGAATCCCTTTTAATGTTGACTCAGCAAACTTCTTAAACTCAGATTTAGTTGTGCTTTTAGGCTCTAAAACTGTTTCTGTAGATGTTGTTAAACCACGGCTTTGCAGTTCTGCCTGTATTTCTTCAATGGTTGCCATATTAAATCCTTCAAGATTTGTTGTTACCGAGGTTTAACTTTTATACCAAGTTTTTCAGCTTGTTTAAGCAAGTCTTCATCAGAAAGATTTTTTAAAGAACTTGTACCTAAATTCACAATAGGAATTTTTGGAACATATCCTTTTAAAGATTTATTATCACGAGCATAATTTTCAAGTCTTGTTGTTTCTTCAACAATTTTTTGATTCTTTTGCACCATGAATTCAATAAGTTGCTTACGAGCTTGTGGACTATTTTCCAATTGCGGAACAAGACTAAGAATAAATTTACGATCTTCATTAGAAAACCCTGATCCAAGTCTTCCACCAAGAGTGGCAAGAACTAAATCACCAGCTGTTTTTTGATAATTTTGAGAATTTGCAAGTGTTGATTGATCTGCTTGACTAATCAATCCAACTGTTGCCAGAATATTTGCCGCTCCAACACGCCCACTTGCAAAAGCACCACTTATCAAACCTTGTTGATCTAATTTATTTAATCTTTCTAAGGTGTCTAGTGCTGAAATTGCGTTATCTCTTAAAGCCATAGCATTGCCAACTTTTTCTGCATCTAACTTACCAAGTGCCTTAGTAAATTCTGCTTCTCCAGCCGCTGAAGCAGTTGCACTGACTTTTGCAGTAGTCCTATCAACACCTCCAAAATAAGGCACACGAACCTGTTTACCATCTGCGCCTTTTTGATATATATACTGAGTATCGGTATTAACATCAAGATATACAGGCTCACGAGTACCTTCAGCAACACCAATTTCTTTAATATTTGGAGGAATTTCTTTAGGTTCTTTTGTTGTTAGTCGAGTCAATTGACTTGTAAATTCAGTATTCCATTCAGGCGTACCACGCTTAAATTTAGCATCAGCTAAAGCTGTAGCATTTTTCATTTCTTGTGAAGTTGCTTCTGGTTTTGTGCTAAGTGTTTCAAATCTTGATTGATATGCTTCCGTATGTTCTGGTGTTCCTCTAGGAGCAATACTGTCAGCATAAGCAAGTGCATTACGCTGTTCATTAGTCATTTTTTCAGCAGTGCGTTGTTTTATCAATGCTTCTTCAGCCAATGCTTTGCGAGAACTATCAGCAATCTTCATAGCCAAATCAGGAGCAACTCTTGCATATTTTTGAGCAACTCTTAATTGTTGTTCAGGGTCACTTGGGTCAAGTTCACTCAAGATTTGCTGTTGCAAGCCAATCATGCGTAATTGTGGGTCTTGACCACCTAATGCTCCACTAAGTGCATCACCTAATTGTTGACCACCACGATAGAAACCAAATTGAGCTTGTTGCATAGGAGTCAATTGAGCAAAAGCTAAAGCCTCATCTTTCATGGCTCTTTGACGATTTTGCAAGTATTCCATCTCTGCGGCACTACGCAGTTCAGGGCTAAACATTCCACCAATAATAGATGGTTGTTGAGCAGACTTCATAGGCTCAAACATAAAAGGCTGTTGAATAGATGCAGTAGGAGATAACCCTAATGATTGGTCAACTGGCAAAGTTGTTGGGTCAATAACACTATCTGCAAGGAATGCTCTTGGTTGCGTACTTCCCAAAACATTTGGTACTTGTTTTGGAGATATTTCTTCAGTAAAAAGTGCCATGATTATTCCTTAAAACAAAGTTACTGGTCTTGCATAACCAGTGCTGTCTGGAACATATCCAGTTGTGTCGCCAAAGGCTGATGCTGTGGTATTTGCCATATAAGGTGAAGGTTTATTAAAATAATTTTGTATGCCTTGAGACACATAAGGATTATTTGCTAATCCTGTCAATGCCGCACCCAATCCACTTTGACCTGATGCCGCTTGTATGGTTCTTGCCGCATTTATTCCACCACCATACAAGAATTGACCAACATTTTGACCAGCAGTAGCCGCACGACCACCCAACTGAGCACCAATATCCAAAGGCTGTTGTCCAAGTTGCTCAATGGTAGAACCAGCACCTAAATAGCTTGTAAATGGACTTAAAGCACCGACCTGACCAGCTTGATACTGACCCATCAAGTTAGCACCCTGACCCAACAATCCTGTGCCAAAAGCCACATTCTGTTGACCAGCTTGTTGAGCCTGAGAAGCCAATTGCAAGTCTTGTTGCGCCAATGCGTTGTAGTAAGCCTCCATCTCAGGAGTGGTTGCACCCAAACCAGCCGCACCACTAGGTCTAGCACCTGTAGCACCTACAGATAAACCACCACGACCTGTTTGGAACAACTGGTTTTGCAACTGAGCCATCTGTCTTTCACGGCTAGGAGCAAGCAAATCTTGCTGTCGTGCCATGTACTGAGCCGCTACTTGTTCAGGACTTTGAGCCAAATACTGTTGACCCAATCCAAACAGCCCTGTAGCCGCAGTGCTAAGTGGCTGATACTGAGCTTGTGCTTGCTCTGCTTGGGTTAACCCTTGCTCAGTCAGTGCTTGTAGGCGGTCTTGATAAGCCTTTAATTCAGGACTTACTGTGTAACCAGCACCAGTTAGGTAGCCTTGTGGATTAAATTGAAATTGAGAACTACCATAACGAGTAGTTACACCTACAGGGCGAAACTTAGCCGCTTCAGCCGCAATTCTTGCCGCTTCAAGTTGTGCTCGTGCAGATTCTTGAGCCGCACTCTTAGCGGCTTTACTTTGCATTGCACCACCTAACAGTGATGCACCTCCCATAATTGTGGCGGCGGCTATAGGCATATCAATCTCCCTTAATCAAAATTTCATCCACTTTAGACGCATCTTTTTCGTCAGTGGCATGAATACAAAACCAAACACAATCTGTTATTGCCTTAACTCCATGAGTCAACCCTGCTTTAATCTCAATACACGCTGGAGCTTCAACAATGTCAATCTCATTTCCACGCAACACAGCAACTTTACCTTGAGCCAATATTGATAAATGGCTAAAGTCATGCGTATGTTTCAAGATAGCCATGCCAGCAGGAAAATTTGACTGCTTGGCATAAAGCCCATCAGAGAAGTGATGCAATATTTCAGGGTTTTTCATGCAGTTCTTTGCCACATATACACAACAACATAAGGAGGCAAGTTTGCATCTGTACCACTTGAACCAGTTGTACTCACAGCAACACTAATTCCAGTAGTGGCTGTTCCAGTATTAGCTGTTTGAGCATTCACCCTTGCACCACCGCCACCAGCATTACCAATGCCGGGTTGGTTATATTCAGTTTGCGTATGCAAGTGTCCGGGGTCTGTAACAGTTGCAGTGTGGGTGTGGCTAACAGTGATTGCATCCTTGCTACCACCAGTTGAACCAGCGGTGTAGGTTGCCCCACCACCAGTACCAGCACCAATCAATACACGACCAGCACCAAATGCAGTCCAAGTTCCAAATCCAAGCAATGTGCTGGGGTTAGTAGAAACAGTCGCAGAATAAATTGCACCTACTGGGAACAATACTTGTGCAACAGATTGAACAAATGCAGTTGTTGCTATCTTTGTACTGCTATCAGTCGATGATTGGGTGACAGCAGTCGTTCCTGTTGGCAATGATGGTGTACCAGTAAAAGTAGGGCTTGCTAAATCTGCCTTGGTTGCAATAGCAGTCGCAATATTGTTGAATTCAGTATCAATCTCAGTACCTTTGACAATCTTTAATGGATTGCCAGAAGACAAATTGTCTTTTGTAGCAAAGTTCGTGCTCTTGGTGTAATCAGTCACAATAATTCTCCTTTAACTCATCTTGCCATTTTTGGCTTGAATTTCAATCTTCTGAATAGACAAGGCAAAACCATTGATGTCTGATTCATAACCTGTTTGCACAACCTTACCTGTTCCAGTTGCAGGAACTGTCAATGTTTGCAATGCAACACCATCAGAATAGTAGGCAATCGTTGTGGCATTTGCGCCATACTCTGCCACACCATAGTAATAGACATTTTGAGTTGGAATAGTTGCACTTGCAGACAAATAGTTTGTCTTGAAGTCAAATCCCCATTTGAATGTCACAATTTGGTTAGAGCCACCAATTACCACTGTTGATAGTTTCTTCAGAATTGAAGTCACATTCTGGTCACCAAGGTCAGCATGGTTTGTGTAATACAACATACGATAGGAGGTATCGTAGTCTTGATAAGTGTTGTAGTAACCAATGTACCCATTCTTACCAATGTAAAGACTTCCATCTCTGCGAGACAAGAAAGACTTAGGCGTGATTGAATCCCATGTAGTCACCCTTGCAGAACCATCAGGCAAATAAGCCTTGGTATCAAAGCACCAAGTTGTGTCAATGCTAGGGGTTGTCAACAAGTAAAAGGCTTCACGCTCTGAATACACAGACTTGATATTTGCCAATGTCTCACCAGCCACAGCCCCCATCAAATCATTGCGAATATTTTTTGATAAGTCTCTTTCTGGCGCAGACTTCTCTTGAATCGTTCTCATCAACGATCTGACACCAGAGTTTGACAAAAACAATACATCAGTGCTTGTGGTTTGAATACTGTCACGAGCAATGCAACCAATACCTTCAACAGTATCACTGATTGACATGGTTGATGGAGATGTTGCACCTTGATAAACAAGAATCTGACGCTTACCAAAGATGAACAAGAAACCATTGTGAGCCGCTAAACCAGTGATCTGGTCAGCACCATTCACCCACACATTGTTCACATTCAATGAGCCAGCAGTGCCTGTTGACCATACATGACCTGAAATCAAGTCACTGAAGTAAACAGTAGAGTTGATAGAAGTTGTATTAGCCGCCCATAAACGACCAAATGCTGAAATCACAATGTCAGCATCAGGAACTGTAGCAGCATAACCAGTTTTCTCTGAAACTCTGCGGTATGTTGTAGTCGATACAGCAGGGTCATAAATCAATGGATTGTGACCAGACTGAAAGAAGTAGGTAATGCCATTCAATGATGCACATTGCCAATTGCTTGCAGTAATAGTTGGTGCAGTACCCCCACCTCCATAAGTGAGTTCAGTCACCGCATTGCCTGAACCCAACTTGAATATCTTATTGTTTCCAGCAAACAATACAGTCAAAGAACCATCAGCTTGTACCAATTCATGAATGACTTTGACATCATTTGCGCCAAGGTTTCCAGAAGAAGAATTAACTCTTGACCAACCTTTGCGTGAACCAATACGACCATATTGGTCAATGATGCAATTAGTCGCAACCAATGCAAATCCAGCATTCAAATCAAGAGGCGAGTCTTGAGTGTTCAGCCCATAAAAACCTGGGGCTGAGATGCTGAAAGTCTGAATAGGTTGGCTCATATCGCAACAAACTCCTGATTCTCAGGATAGCGTGTGCCTTCCAATGCAATGTAATCAGAGAGCATGGCTTTGTAGAGTAAATAAGCCTCAGATGAAGACAGACCACCATCTTCACCACGCTCAACCAAAGCCCGAGCATAAGCATTCTGAGCAACCAATGTGTCAGGAACTTTGACAACAGTTGAGTCAGAAGACAATGTGGCTTGAGGAACTGTCAGACTAAATGGAATGCTATACACGCCATCAGGACGAGGATAAATTGTGACCTTTGTGTCATAACTACCATCAACACCATCAAATGCGTAATAGGCAGGGATTCCATTAACAGGAGTAGAGAAATTCTGAAACCTGTTCATGGTTGCAAAATCAATGTTCTTCATGCGAATGTTGCTTGTGACATTCAATACATCAAGAACTTGGAATTTTTGACCAGCACCTGTCAAAGCATAAGAGTATGTGCCTGATGTAGTGCTAAGAGTAATGGTTGTGCCAAGCACATTCCATGCAAAGGCATCTTCAATCTGACGCTTTGCATCGTTAACAAATTTACCAATCAGAGACGAGTAAGTAGTTTCAGAAACAGTAGCAACTGTTTCTTCTCGTAACCTGACTAAAACATCGTTTACAAGTTCTAAGTATGTCATCTGCTTGCCTTCGCTTTGTTCCTTGCGGATATAGCTTTAGCTTTTGCCTTTGCGTCAGCCTTTGAGGATGCACCCCATGCTTTCAGCGAAAGAAGCAGTCTTGTCGGTTCACCATCCTTGTACTCTGCACCAGCCATATTGCCCATGCGAGCCAAGAAACTTGCTCTGCGAGGGTTGTCCCCCGACTTTACTGGTGGTTTCAAATTTCCACCAGTTTCTGCATTATAAGATGCTCTCCCCTTGGCATTCAATCCCCCTTTGGGATTTTTGCCCTCGGAGCGTTGCCAAGCTGGAGTTTTCATTACTTCACCTTTTTAGGTTTCTTTGCAGTCTTTGCCGCCTGTTTAAAGGCTTCAGCAGTAGGAGCACCTTTGCTACCTACCTTACGCATCTTCTCGCCAGACCCTGCTTTGATTCTGGCTTGTTTGGCATGAATGTTGGCGTAGAGTCCTTGCTTCATTTCATCTTCTTTTTTGGCTTGGACATTCCTGCTTCAGACAGAGCAATAGCAATTGCTTGTTTACGAGAAGTCACTTCTTTGCCTTTTTTAGAGCCTGAATGCAAAGTTCCTTCTTTGTACTCGTGCATGACTTTTCCAACCTTTTTCTGAGCCATTGTGGGTTTCTTCATAGGGTTTCTCCTTAGTCTTTCTTGATTGAACCACCAGATTTCCAAGCATCACAGGTACGCAAAGCGGCACAAGTAAAGTGAAATAACTCGCAAAATCCCAGATCAGCGGCATCAATAAACTGCTGATCGTAATCAAGCTCATTTTCTGAGCTTTTACCTTTTTCTAGACCATCTTTGATGCACTGCATCATTTTTGGGGTTTGAATGAATGCGGCACAGTTACCGCAACGCATCTGTTTGACATCATCAACAGTAGCGTTGTACATCTTGGCTTTTTTCAGCCAAAACGCATGATTTGGAAGATTGGGGTCTGGTGCGCCATACCCAAAGTTCTTGAAAGCGTTGTTGCGGTTCTTAAGGTTAAGTTCGATGTCCTGAGTAGGCAATGGACAGACTTGACCTGATAAGAGTCCTTCTTTCATTTCCACAACCTATCGGCAATGAAAGTAATCACGCCACCAGCAAATGAGGCTATGGTCATGCCCATCCAAAAGCCTCCCTTTGACTTATTGGCAAGTTCTAGTAAGGCTTTTACATCTGCACTAAGAATGTGCATTTCTTTCTGTAAAGCCTCGACTTGAGCCTCTAGTTTGCCAAAGTCTCTTGCGCCAAATTCATCAGACATTTAAAACTACCTTTCTGGGTCTTCCCATACGCTTAATTGTGGGGATGACAGGCGCACGAAAGGCGGTATCTGTTCTGATTTCTGATTCTACAGATTCTATGGTTACTTCTACTTCATCTACCCTCACATAACCTTGATGACCTTTCATCGAATCAATGTCAACTTGATTATGAAAAGTCACAAGATTGCCTGATTGCAGACACTTAAAAGTAGCCATAAAACCCCCAAAATAAGAAAGGGGGGACTAGCCCCCCAATCACTTAAACCATGCGAACTACTACGAGACGCATAGTAGAAGATGCCAAGTCCACAGTTGAACCTGACTCGTTTTGGATACGGAATTTGACAGTATCAGCGGCACTGACATAGCCAGTGACAGTGATGCCAACCAAATCCACGCCCAAAGATGCTCCAATTACCATGTCGCCCAAGGCAACACCGGGAACTGTCACATCATCGGTTTCACCTACGCCATCTGCCAAAGAACCGGGATTCAATGTGCATTTGACAGCCCAAGTGTCTGAAAACAAGCCACGGAATTGGTCATTTCCTCTGCGTGTTACTACTGCTGAAGCGGTTGCCATTTTGATTACTCCTAATTTAGTTTAAAAAAGACCCCCTACCACTAGGGCAGGGGGGACAACTGCAATTAGGCTGGAACTGCCAAAGCAAACATAGCAGAAGACTTAGCCGCACCAACAGAAGCGGCACTACGCAAGGCGGCTACGCCATACAGAGTGTCACTTGTGAACAGTGTTGCCAAGTATTCTTGCTTGTATTGAACTTGTGAACGAACGCCCACTTGCTCAACCAAGACCATAGCATCACGATGACCCATCAAGCACACACGAGCCGCACCAGAACCTGAAGTGGTATCAGCGTTGCTAGAAGTGAAGACAGGGATGCCATACAGGTTACCGATTTCACCAGTGCGGATAGCGTCACCAGTACCGACAAATGCTTGTTCGGTGTAGCGAGCCAGACCCATCAAAGTGTTACGGCTAGAAGGAGGAATCAGGAAGAAACGCTGATCCATTGGGGTGTCGTTATCATCCAAACGCTGAATGGTTCTGCGAATAGCGGCATCGGTCAATGCTGACTCATTGTTGCTTGCGGCAACATAAGCAGTTGTACCATCACCACCAATATAGGCGGCAGCGTATGCGGCAGAACCAGCAGTACCACCATTAGCGGAACGACCCAACTGAATCAAGTCGGTATCAACTTGACGAGCCAAGGCGTAACCAGCATCAGAGGTGTAGAACTGACGCATAGAGTTCAGAGCTTGTGCTTCCACGATGTCTTCGATCAAGCGGCTATATTCATAGTGCTTGTTGATAGACACTTGGACTT